AAGTATGCCGTTTGGCTCGCGGTGTTAAATTGTAAGTATATCATTTATGGTGTAAATTTAACAAAAAAGGTGGGCAATTTACCCACCCTTTTGTATAAACAATTAAACTCCCAATATATTAATAAGCTGGGCTTACTGTTGCGTTCGCAATATTGTCGAACGGATTGGTTGTGTATGGTTCAACGAACGCCGCTTGCTCAACACATTCAGCCATGAAGGTCAAAGTGTGTCCAACGAAGTCACCTTTCGCGCCACCTGCCGTGATCGATCCAGCACTTACCTCTGCACCTTGATCAAGTCCCATCATGTGGATGCGATCATTCATGTCACGAACGAAGATGATAAGACGGCGATTACGCACCATTTTACCAAGTTCAGTGCGATACGTTGGCGCAAGGTCAGATAGTTGAATAGTCAACGTCTGAGTAAAGAATACGGATTGAGTATCGCTCGATGCAGTCACCTCTTGTGTGAATACATTGGCGTTTGACTTCAATTCGTAGCGGTACAATGTAGCCGCTGCAAAGTCAGTCACTTGATCCGTTCCATCATAGGTCAATGAATCTTGTAAGATTCTCCAATCAGCGAAGAATACCTCTTTGATACCTCCGACTTGATTTTTACAATCGAGCAGTCTGCCCGTAGTTAATGCACATGCCATTTGTGTGTGATTTTATTAAAAAAACGGGGAGTACTTACCCTCCCCGTCTTTATGATTAAGGTTTGTAGAAAGCAATCTCGTTGCCACGTCCGTATTGAACGGCTGCGAAGAAGTCAGCTGAGAAGTTTACGTGCTTAGCTCCAGTCACGGGGCGCTGATCGAGCACTACGATGTTGTTCATGTCGCTCTCTTTGTTAGTTCCAAACCAAAGGTTTGAAGCCTGCGCGAATACCATCACGTTGTCGCTCATACCTGGGCACTCGATGATATCGTATGAACCCTGCCAAGTCATGCGGATGGCATCACCTGATTGGAACAAGTTGTTGTTTCCAAGTGCAGATTGAGCGTTTCTCCAAGATTCTGCAACGTTAGAAGCAACGTACAATTTTGGCTTCTCAGGAGCGCGACGAACGCGAACAGGCAACGTAGTAATTACGGTTGCGATTTCGGCTACTACGTTTCCATCAGTGATGGCCACGGGAGTAGCTACGTCAAGAACGGTTGCGTCAGCAGCAAACAATGTTTCGAATCCATTGAATGAACCTGCGCCAAGGACACCCTGCCAAATCATTGTTTCCATGATTGCACCGATGTTGCCTGCCATTGTAGCGATCAAAGCATCAGCAACTGATCCTAGTTCACCATTTTGTGCGGCCAATGCTTCCCAGTCTTGAAGGAAAGTCAATGTGCAGAGCTGACGTTGCATCGCAAGGTCGACAAGTGTCAATGTACGCTCATCGAGATCAACCGTACCTGTTGGGGTAAAGTCGCAAGTTTGATCAGCAAAAGTTGTCGCGTTATCAGTAATTCGACGCACGTTGATTTTACCCGGTACGTTTTCTTTTACCGTGATGTGCTTTGTGGTTTCTGCTGCGAGAAACGCTTTTAGATTCCATTCACCGGCAACGGAGCCTGCGTAATTGGTAGTAAGGGGTGCATTAGTTGGCATTATTCTATTTTATTTTTTTGTTTTTATTAGTTTTGAAATTGAGCCAACACACGCTCAGTGTACGTCATTTTTTCAAATGGCTTTACTGATGGTTGGTCTTCTGATTTTTTCGCCTTAGCGAGTTCGGTCTTGTCTTTTACTGATGGCGCAGCGGCTTGCTTTGACAACTCAGTTACCTTCTTTTCAGAGGCTGAAAGTTTGCTAGTCAAGTCAGCGTTTGAAACCTTCAATGCTGAAAGCTCAGTGGCTTGCGTAGCGTTTGCAGTTTCGAGTGCGTTTACACGCTCAGCTAATTGGCTGATAATCTCAGTCACTTCGCTAGACATTTCTTCAGTCTTAGCAGTGATCGATACGATCTTGCCATCGGCTACGTTTACCACGGTGCCATCTTCTAACGTGTGATCTCCGTCGGGTGCAGGGATAACCTCACCTTCGATAGTCACGTAGATTTCTACACCTTCGGCAAACTCGTCAGCAGGTGTACCTACTTCGATGCCCTCGATTGTTCTAGCCACGGCGGAGAGTGTTACCTTCGCTGGCTCTTCAACATTCAACTTCACGTTGAACTTGTTAAGGATTTCTTGGATTTTATCTTTCAACATTGTATTGTTTTCTGATATATCCGACCTTGCTTTAATTGTGTTTTATTGTAAATTTTTCTTTCCATTGTTTAGCCTAACTTTGTGCTATGCCTTACGTTTCAAAATTCAATGAACGGCAAGAGATTGCAATAAGCTACCTATCACCTAGCAGCGAAGTGGAGCAAATACTCTACGGAGGTGGGGTGTATGGTGGTAAGTCATGGCTAGGGTGCTATTGGCAAATACTTAGGCGATTGAAGTACCCAAATACCCGTGGGCTTATTGGCCGTGCTGAGTTAAAGAAACTCCAACTATCCACTATGAGTACATTTTGGGAACTATGCACCAAAATGGGATTAGCACCTGGCAAGGATTACACCTACAACGGCCAACTCAATCGGATCACATGGTTTAATGGGTCCGAAACCATACTCATGGACATGGCCGACACTCCAAGCGATCCCGACTTTCATCGGTTCGGATCACTTGAACTCACCGATTACTTTTTAGACGAGGCTGCCGAAATAAGCGCAAAGGCCGTGGAGATACTCGATACCCGTGTGCGTTACAACCTAGTGAACGGACGGCCCAAAGGATTGATTACGTGCAACCCGACGAAAGGATGGCTTTATAATGACTTTTGGACACCATACAAAGAAGGCAAATTGCCGCCACATAGAGCGTTCGTCCAAGCGTTATTGAAGGATAACACCATCGTACCGAATGAAGCCTACCAAAAGAAGATGGAGAGGCTTAATGAGCGTGATCGCAAACGTCTACTCGATGGCGATTGGGATTATGACGATTCGCCCGACAAGCTATTCGATTACGATGCCATGCTGCAAATGTTCAACACAACCGAACCAACGGGAGAAGGGTTTATCACATGCGATCCTGCGGCCATGGGTAACGATAGGACGATTATAATGATATGGAAGGGGATGCACTGCACCAAAGTGATTGAGCACGTCCACAAGTATCCTCACGAGGTTGCCAATATCCTTCGCGAGCTGGCATCTAGTCACTCGATTAAACTCAACAACGTGCTAGTGGATAGCGACGGACTAGGAATAGGGGTAAAAGGAATCCTCGGTTGTCGTGAGTTTCTGAACGGATCGAGCGCGATTGACAAAGAGCATTTTTTCAATCTGAAATCTGAGTGTTATTTCAAGTTATCGGAGGCCATCGGTATGAATCGGATTCACTTTAGCGACCATTCGCAGCGCGACAACATCATTAAAGAATTGGATTTAGTCCGTGATGCGAGTAAAGAGGATAAGAAAAAACAAGTGTCGAGTAAGGATCAAATAAAGGCAAGGCTTGGACGTTCGCCTGACTACGCCGATGCGCTCATGATGCGCATGTATTTTGAGTTGCGGCCGAACTACGGCAAGTATTCGTTCTAAAATAAAAAGCCCCCGACGTTTCGGAGGCTTTTCGCTTGGATTTACGTTGGCTTTTGCTCATGGCAACATAAATGCGGTACAAGTTGCGGATAATCGATTCGAACGACTGACCTCTAGATTATGAATCTAGTGAGATAACCACTTCTCCAATCCGCGATACAAATATAAAGAAAAAACCCCCGACGTTTCAGGGGTTTTTATCTCAAATCATTGTGCAAACAATAATACTAAAACAAACTTAAACACATATACGCCGCGAATATACGGCTCATTGTTACAATTTGAAAATATCATGGAAAACTTCGCCCGTGCGAACATCCATGTAAATTTCATTGTCCGTTTTTTTTCCATCTAGTGGCTTGTATTCCACACACATACCGATAGCAGCACGTTGGCCGTTGGCATCAAAGGTTAAGATCACTTCGTCCTCGGTTTGTTGAATACCGAAAGTGCTACCCCATTCTATGCGCACAGGCTTCACCGCCTCATTCTCAAATGCAATATCTAGGCATTGACCATAGTTGCCCATCCCTGAGTAGTTTGGTTCGGGGTAGTCTGCATTTGTTGAGTCGTTATAAGCACGTAGGCGCACAACGAAGTCGGGTGTACGGTTTGCGTATGGTGGTATGAGCGCACCAAAGTTGAACGTATTGTCATCTTTGCCGTTGAAGTACACATTCGGCACCCACACACCTTCTTCGAGTGGTTCAAAGTCAGTGGCCACATTCAACAAATGAGTGTTTTCGCTTGGGGTTTCAAGTTCAAAAAGTTGGTAGCAATTCTCCGCAATCATTTCGGCAGTAATTCCAAAGGCCAATAGCTCAGAGCGTGTAAAGGTCTTGTTGAATTTATGACGTACCACCTTTGGCGTTGTAGTTTGGAACGTCGTTGTATTGAAAACAACTAGGCCGATCAAACCTTCGTGTGGACTTCCGTCAGCGGCTGCGTTTCTGAACGCATTGTGGTAGATGCGCTTGAATTTACCATTGCTAAACTCCATAGTCTGCTTGCCAGTCCAAAACTCTTTGCCCTCTTGTGGGCCAACGGGAACAACGAACGTACTCGCTTCTTTGGTGAGTAGGTTTCCATCCTCGGAAACTTCAAAGCCGTGATTGTTGACCAAAAGCCCAAGGTAGTTGTAAGACATCCACGCATCGTTTCGGCTGACGTTTGTTTTGGTCAGCTCATAGGTGGCAGTCTTGACCCACTTGCGAGTAGCGCGATCGTAGGCCATTGTCACGTTCTCTTTGAGTGCAGGTACCATTTGCTCGGTTTGTCTTAGCCAACCATTGAACCGCGTAAGTTGATCGGGAATACCGATCCTTTCTGTTGTTGTTTTCATTATTATGAATTTAGGGTTTAATTGTTTGGCGAAGATAGCACCTTCTCGATCTCATTCAAGATTTGTTTCTCTTTGCTCAGTTGTGCAAATTCACCTTCGATGGAGAATCCACGAACCTCGCCCGTCTGAACCTTTGCCCATGCTTCGTCATTGTCGACTTTAACCCCAACGAACCAAGTGCCGATTGGGTAGTCCATTCCAAAGTGAACCGACTTATCTGATTCACCTTCCTTGATCCATGATTCAACCACGGTCATGCCATTGAGTTTTAGCGTGTGTTCAATCGTGTGGTCGGATTGGTGGCCGTCTTTCATAAACTGCTGCGAAGCGTTGACGATGGTTTGTGCCGGAAACTCAATTAAATATTCTTCGCCCGTGTTTTTGTCAATGCGTAGGATCTCCTTGTCGGGGATCATGGCAGCACCAAATAACATACGGCGTTCTTTGTCGACTTTCAAAAACACTTTTTGATCAGTTGACAAGGCAATGAAGTCGGCCTCCATCGCTGGCATCTCTACGATTGAGATGGCGTAAACTCCTACTACCTCATCAGATAGTCCATAAACGATTTTTTTTCTTTTCTTTTCCATTTGTCAAATTTATTATAATCTTCGTAAATCTTGAATTTTAGCGTTAGCATCTTGGGCGTTACTCACACTACCTGCTAGTACATAGGTTTGTGCGCCTTGTGCGGGCCTATTGTTGATGAATGACATATCCACAGGGTTGAAGGTAGGTGTACCTCCTGCCATCGATCCACCGCCTCCGAGTGATGGGGGTGAAGGTGCTGGCCCTGGTCCTTGTGTTCCACCATCGAACTTTTGAGCGGCTATTTTTTTGACGTTGGCCAAACCCGTAGCGACTACGAAAGCGGCAGCGATTGCACCCCTTACAACTGAGGATGGGTCACCAACTATAATTTGTGATCCGTACGCCGCCATAGCCCCTTGATATGTGCTGATCAAAGTCTGTCCTATGGATGCGGCCTTGCGTATCTTGAACGCCTTTTCTTGTGCTTTCTTTGACTGACCCTCGAACGCATCGGTTAAAGCAGAAAGTGTTTGAAAGCCATTGGCCGCGAGTTGGACGGTATCCTCTTGCCGTTTCTTTTTATCGGCAGCTTCTTTTTCGTCCTTCTCCTTTTGTTTGGCATCAGCTTCGTCTTGATATTTTTTTATAATAGCCGCCTTTTTTTCTTCCTCTTCTTTTACTAACGCAGTAGCATCTTGCCCGTATACTTTTGCCAGTTCTTTTCTTTGAAAATAATAATCGTCTAGTGCCCGCAACTCCTTGTCTTGTGCTGATAAACCTGCTTGGAATATTTCTTCAGCTAATGCTTCTTCTGCATCTAACCTAGTATTATCTGTTTCTTCCTGTGCCTTTCGCTCACGTTCTTTTTTTGCTGCAAGGTCAATGGCATCTTGTTTCTCTTTTGCCTTTTTCTTTTCATCTTCAATTTTTTCTTTTTCTGCTTGTTTTTCCGCTGCTGCATTAGCATCATCCCTTGCTTTTTTGTCAATGTTTCCAATAGCCTGACGATGGCCAGCAAGTTGATTCTCTAAGTTGTTCAGTTGATCCTTTGCCGCTTGTATATCTGCCTTACCTTTTTTCTCGGTTTCTTCGGGATTGAAAACTTGATTAGCTAAGAAATTAATGCCTTGATCCAACATCTTAGCCAACCCAAAACCTTCATCCAATACACCTAACTTCACAAGGCTATCACCTATTGAATCAATCTGCATGAGTATAAGGCGCAATGGTGCTGAAATGAAGTTCATTATGCCAACCAAAAAGCCTTTGTTCCTTTGAGCCGCTTCAATCTGAGATTTTTGTATAGATTCCAAGCCTGCAATGACAACCTTTTGTTCATCGATTACCGCTTGGGTTCTAGCAATCTTCATTTCTAAAATCTCGCGCTCGCTCTTGCCCTGTTCACGTAAAATATTTTCAGACTGCCCAATTAAATCAAGTTCACGTTGGGCTGCGTTTGTGCTTTCTTCAGCCAGTGCAAGTGATTCTTTTTGAGCACTAGACACACCATCCACAAAGCCTTTTAGTTCTTCAAAGTTCATGATTATGGCAGCGACTGCCGCACCTATCAAGAATATTGGATTTGCTAACAATGCCTTTCCTAGACTGGCAAATCCTTTTATCATGCCACCAATTTCTTCAGTGACAAGTTTTAGATTGATGTTCTTGACATTGCCTGCCATCGCCTTGGCACTATTGCCAACTCCTGAGAAGTCCATTGCCAACAATCTACTGCCAAGCGTTTGAGCGTTATTACTCAGACCCTCGAACGCATTACCAGCGTTGTTCTTAATCGCCTCGGCGGTGTCGTTGATGGTATCCTTTAGCTCCCCTGCTTGCTTTGAAAGTTCTTGAAACCTCGCGCTATTGGGATCAAGCCCTTGCATCTCAACTTGAAGTGCGCGAAGTTGGGCTTTGAGTGATTGCGTAGCCTCCGACGTTTCTACAATAGCTGATTCTACCGCATCAATGTTTTGAACGGCACCAGCGGCGTTGACTTCTAAATTAATTACTACATTGTCAGCCATTGGAATAGTTTATAGATTAGGTATGAGTAAAGTAAAACACTTGCGAGTGTGGTCAATCTCCAAAACCACTTATGCGTGCTCTTTAGCTTGTGGCTATTGGCTTTGATGAACTTGTCAGGCATTGGGTTGCCTGCTTCCACCATAGCGCGAATACGAGTAAAAGTCGTTTGGCCTAGATCGTCGGTATAATTGTGTTCGCTCATTCTTTGATTTGGGTATAAGTTAAACTTGCCGCTATCTTGATGTTGTTATGTGGATGGCCACCGCCACTCATTGACAAGGCGAAGCGATGTTGAAGCACGTTGGTAGTATGGTCGATGTGCAATGTGATGTTGCTCAAACCGCCAATGTCGTAATTGGTATGAATCGTTGAATGTTGCGCGATGTTGTTGGTTTTGTAAGCAGTAAATGAGAACGAACACGAGCGTGTGTCCTGGATTAAACCCGTGGCAACGTTCCACTGCAAGATTGAAATATTCAACGTACAATTCAATGCCGAATTTTCGTCAATTACTAGGTGCTTATTCGCTATCCCTTCGATAGTGATGGGTATTTGAGTTGAGTTGGTTGTAAAATTACCCTCCCCGATGTAAGGAATAACCCCGTATTGAGATTGGCCGTCGGCGTTGTTTCTATCATCGCCAAACCATCCACCGCCCAAATGCAAACCTCCACTAAACACTTTGGCGTTTTTACCAAATGCTGCCACCCCTCGCAAGTTTTCATCTACGATCAAGTGCTCACCTACCGCGATTAGGTTGGTGTTATTTTCTCCGATCGTGATGTCCGTGCCTGCTACGTAGCTGAATTGAGTATCGACGGCAATACGCGAGCCGTTTGTCATCATTCCCGCATTTCTCACCCGTGGGCCATCGATGGAAAGCCCAAAGTTTCCACCCGTGATCTCGGTAGTCACTCCGTTTGGCCTATCCACGTCGGGAATACCAAAGGCGAAACATCGCGCATCGTCACCTGACCAGTTATAGCCGTAGCGATTGCAGCAATTTTCAGTACCGAATCCGATATCTCCTGCGCCATCGATAAACTCCACTACGCCACCCGTCGATATTTGGTAGGGTGTAAACTCACAATCGAGCTGAGAATCGAGAAGGCGCATAAATTCACATTGAATACTGCCCTCCTCACCTACCTCGTAGTTCGAAATATTGAGGATGCGATACCATGCGTCCACAATCCATATCCGATCATCAAATCCGAAGGTAGCAATGTCGGTAATATCAAGGTTCATGTAACACTCTAGGCGTCTTGCGCTAGGTGAATAAAGCTCGTTAAGATATGGCCTCCAATACTTATTGAATAGGTTATTGTATGGGTTGGCCGTGATTAGGTGTAGGGGTGTTTCGGGCGCGAAATTCAAGTCATCGTCATTCAAATTGGCGTTGATCTCTGAATAGTGATTAGCTGCCCCTACGCTTGTCAAAACTCCATCCGTGATACCTTCGTCGTAAAGCGCGATGTATAGAGCCGATGGAATGAAGTATAGGTAACGAAGTCCGGGGTTTACAAATTCACCGCTTGCATCTACGAATTTAGGCACGACGTTCGACGTTCCGTTGATCGTATTGCACGGGGTGGATTGAGCGAGTAAAGTCACCGCTTTGTTTCCTTGGGCAAAGTCATTGGGGTGGTCGGTCGGATCGATTGTATATCCGTCGATCTGATAATCTCCATACACCCTCTTGCCCTCTTTATTGAATAACTCACTTGCCGCATCGTTGCCCTTCGAGTAGGTGAATGTCAACACCCTTCCTTGATAATCGGTCGTTGGTGAAATGACTTGATCTTTTGAATAGTCGAGTTTCGATGTCCAGTCCAAAGTATTACCGCCTCCGATGTATTCGGCGAATGGCTCAAAATGTATGAGCTTTGGAATGTTGCGGTCGGGGACCATCACCAAATTGTACTTTTTCAAAATGTCTTTGAATAGTTCAATCTGCTGAACTTGTGGAGCGTTGGCACCTACGTCTATAGTCAAACCTGCAAGCGCATCCGATGTGTTTACAAGTAGCCATCCCGTGCCCGTAGCTAGGTCCGATCCTGCAAGGAAAGTACCTGCGGCTTGGTTAATTACGCTCATCTTTAGCTGATCGCCCACGTTCATAAACAAGGTGATATCCTCACTTTGCATATTTCGCGTTTGATTGCCATTGGTAGCCGCCGTGAACTGAGTGTATTGTCCGTCATTATCCGATACTCTACGGAGTTTCATGGTGCGAACGTTAGAAACTATCCCACTGCTTGCCGTCGGGTCATTGGTAGCGAATAATCGAAACGTAAACCACCCCGTGAATGGTGCGGTGTAAATTCCCGTGGCCGCATTGAATGATCCGCTTGGGTCGTTTACCTCCGTGAAGCTCGTGAGTTGCGTTTCGGTGTTTGCAGCGGCTGAAAGGTTTGAAGTTAGGTAGGCAGAAAATAAGAATTGTGCAGGGATGGATGTGGAACGATTCCACTTTGAGTTTACGTAAGGAATATAAACGGCCTCCATTTCAGGCAGTATATTGTCAGTGGTGTATGTGAACCCTGCTTCACGGATTATCTTGTCAAATATCCACGATTCCCGAACCATGAGCGACATCTCGGCAGGAAAGATAGGATTGATGGTTGAAACCACGGGCCGAGTGTTGACCTCGCCACCCTCACTGAGTTTATAGCCGCGATCAATTAGCGCATACTTCCAATTTGTTGACCCTGCAATTACGTTGTCGAAAGTCATTTCATGGCTCAATGACGAGTAGTCTAATTCACTCAGCATCTTAGTGCCTATCTCCCGTGCGATGTCGGGCGTTTCGGCAAAGAAAACTATTTCGATCTCTGAATAGACGTTGTCGAGCTTGTACGCTTTCAACACTTGCACGTGACCCACACCAACGGGGATGGTGTTCACTGATAAAGTCGCGCTGATCTTTTTGTGAAAGGAAAACTCACCCGTATAATTTACGTTAGAGATATCACCGAAAAATTGTAGGTTCGTTTCGGTCGCTGGCACTCTGAAATTCCATGAGCCGCCACCTTGCACGGCTAGCTCGCTTGGGTTGGTGAACGCATAAGATAGCGCGATCTTCTCAACCCCGTAAAGATCGAGTATAACCGATTGGCCGCTATCCGAAACAAGTGTGAGAAGTACGTCGTTCATTAGTTTGGTTGTTCTTGTGCTACTTTGATTCTGATGGTTAGCGGTTCAAGTGTCTTAGCGTTGATGTTGCGCACACGGATATTGCTATCTTGGACGATTACGGGCGTGTGTGTGCCGTCATCGTGAACCCAGTGCACTTGTTTTGACAAAATTAGTCCTTTCAAAAACTCCCATTCGCCTTGCCGTAGTTTATCAGTTGAGCAAGTGATGAACTTGTCGATCTTCTTATAGACAACTCGCTCGGATTCGTCAAAGGTGTCAAAGGTAAAGTCACCCGTATTCGATTCGCTCACGTCACCATAGTTGCCCACGATTCGCTTCGATACCTTTTGCTCGGTGGCGTATTCTTGCTCACTCAGCATATTGAAGTTGTAATACTCCCATCCACCGCGACGGCCTACCCATGCAAGACGGATCGGTGTGTAGTCATGGCAGTTGCAAATACCCGTTTGAGGTCTATCCACGTTGAACATGACGTAGTTCATAGACACTTGCTCGTCATCTATATTGAATACTTGGAAGTAGATCGCTTTCCAATTTGGGTAGTCTTCTGGCTTTGGTATTCCAGCAATCGTCGATGCGTTTAGGTTAGCAGGGTAGATCGGCAAATGTGACCACCACGGTACGTCATTAAACAAATAATCCTGTTGCACAGGCGAACCGATATTTGGAAGTATTGACAATTTTATGTAATACGGCTCCGTGATGGCGTCTGTCGTAAAATGTGCGCGAATATCCCACACACCCCAATCGGATTCTCTTACGGGCACAAAAATATTATTAGGTAAACTCAAACCAACCGTTTCCGCATACTGCCAATAATAAGTTGACGGCAATCGGTCAGACATTAGACGCGACTGATCCCCGTCCTCATGTCCAATTTGAGCAAGAAGTGATGGCTTATATCCGTTGCGAATAGTGAAGTCGAGGAAGTTGTAAACAAAAATAGTCAAATCGACTTGACTTCCTTCGTTTTCAGTGAACACACCAGCAATGTTCCAGCCTTCTAAGATTTTAATTCCTATGATTTGAAAACCAGCCGTATTATAGTAATTTTGTTGCTCGATAATATTGATATTAACTGACGCATAGATGGAATGAACACTGCCTTGCGATTCTGAATCAAGCAAGTGACCTATATTGTTTCTCATGTACTGACGCACCGATGGAGCGACGTCATAAACCAACATTCCGTTTTGATTTTGAGATATAATAAACACCAAATCATCACCATTTTCCATCTCCAATTTCACCTTATACCTAAATCCATCATTTGATGAATTAGTGGATGCAGCGGTAAGGATTAGCGGCGTGCTGATTGCGCTATGCTTGTCGGGTTGTTGGTGAATTGTTATTGCCATTTTGCTGTCATTATTTTTGTTCTAAGTCTTTCTACTAATTCCATGGTCAACTCTTGACCTCTTATCTCCATCACATCATTCACCGCATCTTCAAAGTAGTGAATACCCTCGATGCCATTTACTCCAATCGAGCGAGCGATCAAATACGCCACCTTGCGCATCTCGGCTTCACTCGACTTTATAAACCCACCTTTTGGACCACGTAAGCGAATCGGTTTCTTCTTCATCCATTCCATGATCGCATCGGTTGGCGGTGGCTTTGCTCCCTTTCTCCTTCCCTTCTCAATCACGTTGGCGTACTTATTCGCTTCACCACTCGCCCCAAACTTCACACGGGTAACACTTCGCCCCTGGGTGATCGAGTAGGTCAAAGAATCTTTGAGTTTACCCGTGGCCACCCTTCGACGCTTTTTGCCGTTAATCATTCGGTAGGCCCCGACGTTTTGGCGAGCAAGCTCTAGTATTTCATCGCATATTGATTCGAGTACGTCCATTATTGATAAATTGCTGAGAGTTGAGCGATGTTTGCCGATGTTGCCGTGGCGTTGTTTCTGATCTTCCAATTAATCAAGTCACCTGCAACAACGGAGAATGAACCCGTGGCCGTGTAAGTATTAGCCGTTGCGCCTGCTGCTATGGTCAAACTGAATTGATCAACTCCATTCTTACGAAGCGTGAAAACAAGTGAACCCGTGGCCGATTGTGTGCTGACCGTTCTCACGCGAATCTCGGTAAAAGTCATGGCAAATTCAGCAGATGATTGAACCGCCGATTCCGTTCCGCTGCTTAGTCCGTTTTGCATTACATACCAACGATCCCCACTTGATGCGGCTAGGGTGAATGAGGTGCTGAATGTGCGAAACGCTTGATTGACCACCGCTGATATTGCTAGGTTGCCCGATCCGAGTAGCGAATTGCCGTTGATGGTTTTGATATTCGTACCACTTACGAGCGTGTCCTGCTTTGCTCCGATGGCAGTCGCTTGTGCGGTGCTCACTGGTTTATTGGCATCCGACGTGTTGTCTACATTACTAAGTCCGACGGCTGCTTTGTCAAGTGTTTGGAACGTCTTATCCCCTCGGTAGTATTGCGATGTAGTGCCTGCCGTAATCGTTGGCTCTTTGGCGTTGAGTGCCGTTTGCGTAGCCGTGGATATTGGCTTGTCAGCATCTGAGGTATTATCGGCGTTGCCAAGTCCTACCTGCGCTTTGGTCGTGGCGTGTGGATTGCTAGTGTTGTTCGTATGGGCAACTAAGTCCGCAGCGTTGGTAGCGTCACCTGCTTGCCTTGCCGTCGTTTCGGTTGACAAGTTGCCAGCAACCGTGTTAATGTTGTTTTGTAGGGTTGTGTCGGCTGCTATCCTTGCGTTGACTTCGGTCGTTAGTTCTCCATCCGTCGCACGTCCATCGAGTGCCGTTTGTAAATCCGTTTGAGCAGACAAAGTACCTCCGATCGATCCCCAATTCACACTACCTCCACCGCCACCCGTGGCAGCTATGCGAACGCTTCCGTTGCCTAGATCGGTTATGGTCACGTTATTGCCTTGAACTAGGTTCAAAACGTTCTGAACGGCGTTATCCGTGCCGTTGACTTTGAGTGTAATTCCACCACCGCCCGAACCTGAACCACCCGAACCACTACCACCCACCGCATAGTCGGCAGGGATCTCGCAAGCGTTCCAATTATACGGAACGATCAAAGACATTTGCAAGGTTACGCCCGTGACAACTTGGGAGTAAGATTCAACGAAAGCCGTAATAACGGGATCGCTATCCATATCTACCGAACGATCAAAGAGCACGTTGCCGTTTTTGATCTCAGAAATTAAGTCAAGGGCAAGGCGAGCCATATCACTAATGACCTCGCGCTGGTATTCGTTCTCTACTTCTTTGGCCCGTGGTAAATCGTAAAACACAACCTCGAACTGATACGCCAAACCGCCAAGCGTTGGTTGGATCGTGCCCGGTACAAAGTGCATGACGGGATAAAGCTGATCTTTTGGCACGTCGATGAGGTCAATCAAACCATGCTGAAACGCATTGATCATAAAGTGACCATTGGCGAACGCCTCCATGCGATCAACGATCTGAGTGTATGATAGTCCGTTGTTATTACTCATTGATATCGGTTTGTAGGTTCTTTGTGTTAAAGTCTATCATGTAAGTCATGTGAGTAAAAGCTACCCACGTTTGAAGGTTGGTGACCGCATCGAACTTTAACGGGTTGCGATCGCTCAAAGTCTCTATGAAATGGAACCATCCCCATTTGTTCAAGTCGATTGTAAGTCCGTCTCCAATTCCTTGCTGACCTGCGTCAAATAGTCTAGGGAACTTCTCAATAGTTCTAGTTCGAAAGTCGAAAAAAAAAGCAGCGCACCGCTGACTACTGACATGGGTAGCTGCTCAATGTCCTTTCGGTTCTGCTCAGCTTCCTTGCCCGTATATTCGGCTATGGTGTACTTATTGCCCATGCGCGAAAGGATTGGACGATATACCACACACATCATATCAATTAGCTTGGAATAGTCGCTATTGACGAACACGGCCTTGCTCAGCTCGTCCAAGTCGATGTACTGACCTAGTTGCATTTCGTCCATTGTCGGGATGAATCCGTACTCGCGCCCGTTCAATTTACAAGCCGGTACGTGCATGGCAGTTTCGGCCTCGATGACTAGTTGAAAGGCTGCATTGATTCTGACCACCGATTCAGGCACCAACTTTCGGATGGCCGCTTCACTTTGATTCAGGGCAGCCGCACACTTTTGTATTGGGTTGGTTGCCGATTGCCAACGAACGTATTGGCCTAGACTGATCGCAGCGTAGACCTTCGGGATCGAGAATGATCCATCCGTAGTCGTTTGTATTTTCTTTTTGCGAAAGTAGCTCAGCATATCTCTATAACAATTTTGACGTGAAAATGTGTTTTATCTAGCTACCAATAAAAGGGTGAACATGAAGATCGACCCTAGCAAAAAGTAAAAGAGAGCAAATCGGTTGCTCGTTTGGTCACCTTCGCGCTTTAACTTTTTATTCTGGCGCTCCAAATCCTCGATCTCTTTGCGCATTTGGCGGTATGTGTGTAAGTTCATGGTATTAGATGTTATCGGGTGCGATTATTTGAACGGGGCCACCTTGATCACCGGTGTGCTGAATCCTCGACTGCTTTGGTTTGAAGTACTCGAGTGCTTCCATGTAAAGCCTACAACCTCTCT